CTTTTAAAGGAAGCCATTCGAGCGATCGTAGATCTACTTATCTTCTCCTTACTAGCTAACTGATTAGCTCGCTTCCATCCGACTGGGGTTCCGCATTTGTTATTAGGATTCTCGTCTCGATACTTTAAAGCTCTCTTAGCGTTATTCGTAGCGGACTCTGGATAATCGTTATAAGTCTCCGCTAGAGCGTTCTTAGTTTGCTTCCACTTAGCGCACCAATACTGAGGACGGACAGGAGCTTCATACTTACTGCAATAGTAGCGATGATCCTCCGTCTCCTCTAGAAAATCGCAGTTAATGCACGCCTGTCCTTTAGTCGGTCCATCCTTCTGACTCTTCCGATACTTCTCTGGAAGTTCCGAAGGAATAGACTCTCCGTCTGGATAGCTTTGTAGCGACTTCTCTATAGTCTTAGATACTTCGTCGCTATTAGTCTCGAAAGTCGATTCTAGCCCGCCTAGAGGCTCACTAACAGCTATTCTAGCCTTAGACTTCATTCTCTACGGGCTTCGGAATTACATTAGTCTCCGCGATCTTCTTAGCCTCTACTTCGGATAATCCGAATACGGAGATTAAGATGTTAATAACTTGGCTAGAAGAGATAAGTCCTTCTCCTAGATTTTTAATAAGTTCCGCTATAGCAGTCACGCCTCCGACTCCGATCTTAGTAATAAGAGGCTCGCTAACTACTTCGTCCTTATCCTCCGCGTCCTCTCTCTGAGCCTTGAACTGCTCCTGAGTAGTTAGATCGGAGAAGTTCGCGCTCGCGCTAGTATTATAGAAGTTCACTAGATCGTACCAAGATCCTAGATTAAAGTCCTTCGCTATCTTCTTAGCTTGGCTTATATTCTGAGCCTTCCGAATCATAACGTCCTCCGCTGTATATCCGAACGGAGCTGTTATATCGTCGAGCGACATAGCGCCGGCTCTAAAGTAATCCATATCCGCTTTAACTTGCGCCGCCCTGTTTATCCATCGGAAAGCAGGACGCTGCCAACGGACTCCGAAAGGATTACTCGCGTTAGAGACATCGAACTTATCAGTAGCGATTTGCTGCGATAACCAACGACGATAGAGTCGAGACATTACTCGAATAAGATCCGTCTGATAGTTCTCGATTGTTTGCTGATATTGTAAAACGACGCCTTGAGAAGCGGAGAAAGAACTTCCTCCGATCTCCATAAGAAGGAACTCTAGCGGAATGCCTACCGCGCTTCCTACTTTTCTAAGTAAATAACTTACCCACTGGATGCCATCTACGTTCGGTCTTCCGTTCGATCCGATAACGCTAATGTCCTCTCCAGGCTCTAGATAATGAAATCTTCCAGGCTGAAACTCTTCGAGATTGCCTAGAGCGTCCTGCTCGCTTCCGTCTAGTCGATTCTGTAGTTCGAACTCGTAGGAGTTCTCGCGCTTAACAGCAACCGCTAGAGACGCGCTAACTTTAGCCGCCATCATCTCGACGCGATCGTATTCGTCGCAGTCCTGTAGGGTATTGATTACAGGAGCTAGTTCTGGGATTCCTCGATATTGATTAGGACGCATCCTCTTTAGGAACGGAATAAAGTCTCTCGCTGGTATTAGCTTCGTATCTTTAAGTGTTCCAGATACTCGATTGCCTACAGCGTAAGAGACGGGCTTACCCATCTTATCTATCTCTACTCCGTTCTGGAAGCTAGAGTCCTCGTCCGAAGTAGTTTCTCCGTTAGGATTCCCGATTCTAGATCCGTCTATAAATTGTAGCTTATCCTTACCTACGATTATTCCGCAGTCTCCGTAATAAAGGAGCGAGTCGATCATCTGATGTTGTAGCTCTCGCATATCGAGCATACCAGTTACTTCAGGACTCTCAGAAAACTTATTCCACGCGTCTATAATTTTAACGTCTGTATCCGCGTCTCCAGTAGTCGGCTGAGGAATAATTCCTCGTCCGACGATATCCGCTTTCCGAAGTCTCGATAGAGACGCGACGATCGGATTATTACGACGGAACTCTAAACAAGTAGAGACGAGCTGATTACGATCGTAGTTAGATAACTCGATCTCTTCGGATCGGATCGGATTCGTTCCGCGACGAGCGCGGTAACGAGTGTTCTTTACAGCATCGTATCCTCTAAAAGCTTTTAAAAATTGCTTCGTAGCGAATCCTATGCGCGTGGGTTTTTTGTTATTTTTAGCCATTATAGTTTTCTAAAGTAATACGATTCCGTCCTCGTCCGCCTAGCGTCCGATCCTTTAGAGCTATTAGCCTATCTAGTCGCTCTACTTGCGTAAGGAGATCTCCTACGTCCGCTAGAGAGAACGTCTGATCTCCTATACTATAGGACGTAATTCCATCCTCTGCTAGTTTGCTAAGAGCGAGAAGGAGCTTATCTCTTATAACGATAAGCTGAGCTGTAGAAGTAGTGGCGGCCATTCGTATTCCGTCTCGGTGTCAATTACACGAAAAAGCTCCTCTCGAATACGACGACGAGAGGAGCTTCCGTTACTATATCCTATTTTACTACGACTTCGAGAGACTTGGTCTCTTAAAGAACGCGAAAGTCTTATCGTCTCTAGAGATAGATATAGTAGCCTTGATAGATACGATATCTCCGATGTCAAATTTGTCTAATTTAGAAGGAACTGTTCCCCAGCATTTTCGTCCGTCGCTAAGTTTAAGGAGCATCTTCTCCGATACTCCGTAGTCGTTCTCGACTACTTTAGTAGAGAGGATCTCTCCTTCGATCTCCTGACGTCCTTCGACGGTCCAGTTAGGAGTAGACTCGTTCTCCTTATCTTGCTCGATCTTACGAGCTAACATATTACGGAGAGCGTCGATAGTCTTAGGAGACTTAACGATCCAACCTTTAGAGAGTTCCTCGCGAGAGCGAAGTATTAGATCGCTCGCGTCGAGACGAATCGAGTAGTCGCGATTAGGAACTACTAGAAGCGTGTTAGCTACTTTATCTACGAAGCTCCAGTCGTCGTTAGACTGACTATTAGACTTAACGTAAGCTCGACTAAGGACAGGAAGAAGAGCTGTTACTAACTCCTCTAGAGCGTCGAGTTCCTCGCGGAAGTTCTCTAGACGCTCCTTAGTCTCGCGCTCGATCTTTAGATTCTTTCGCTCTAGATTAGCTTCCTTACGTTTCGCGTAGCGAGCGTAAGCGTCCTTAGAGTATCCTTTAACTCTAGCGTCGCGTCCGTGTCCGCTTCCGTCGCATCCGTAGCAAGTTCCTGTGGTCTGAATTCCGTGCCAAGATCCGCGCCATAGACCCGATCCTCCGCAGCGAGAGCAAGTAGTCGCCTCTGTCCAAGTTACTATTCCTGTCGGAGAAGTAACGAAGGAGATCGCATCTTTAGCAGGAGTAATCTCGAATCCGTCGATATCGAATAGAGTATCGATATCCGTATTAGCGAGGAAGGATTCGCGAGGAGTTTTAATTTTAATATTATCAGTAATCATTGGTCGTATTTTATATAGGTTAAAAAATCTCCCCGCTCCGAAGAGCGAGGAGGGTTAGGATTATTTTTTGTGACGCTTTATAGTCTTAGAGATAAACTTTGTAGTCTCCTCTAGATTAGGAATAAAAACCGATTGTAAGCGTCCGAAGATTCCTCCGTCGCGTAGCTTGTTAGGACGGACTTCGTAGATAATTCCGTCAGTAGGAATGAAGTCGAGATCTAGAGAATGGTGAACTCCTGAGAGTTCTTCTTCCGTAAGCTCGCGAACTTCTACTGTATTGATTTGAAAGCGAAGTCCTTTTTCGCGTCCTTTAGAATCCTTAACTCCTAAATCCATGAATTTTAGATCGTAGAGCTTAGTAGAAGTTTCAGTGAATTTTTTCATTTGTCGTATTTTTTAGGTTATAGTTCGAGTCGAGTAGCGCCTCGATATTGCTATATTCGGACATTAGCCCCCCTCCGTCAAGGCTAATTCCCACGTTATTCTCCGATTACTATCCCCAGAAACCAGTCGCGTTTCTAGTTCTAGAAGAAGGATTTATCTTCGGTCTACGCGATTCCGCGTCCGATATAGCGGTATCTCTATCCACTCTAGCGATTCCGATAAACTTCGAAAGAGCGCGAGCGAGGATCTCGCAGTCCCACAAGTGGTCCCCTTTGCTCCGCTTTAGCTTCTTAACTACTTTAATATGTCCGCTCCGATCCGTCTCCTTGGTCCAGTAAGTCGAGAAGAGCTGATCGTAGTAGACCGACGGAGTATCCGTAAAAGTATAGAAGCCCGACATCTGTCTCGATCGTAAGCGAGCGAGATCTTCTTCGTAGATCTTCTTATTAACGTGAAGATAGCGGATCTTAGATCGTCCAGCTCGTCCTTTCGCGTCACCAGTAAAAGGATCTTTCATTTGTAGCCGATAGGGTTGCTCTCCTTGCAAGTTAGCCCAGCCTCTCGATCCGAACCATTTAGAGCGACGACGGAATACTTCTTCGTAGACTTCGGAAGTTCTATCGCCCGCGCAGTCGATTATAGCGGAATGACATTTGTGCTGATCGTAGATAATATCTAATTCGGAGAACGAAGCCACCTGTCCGAAGTCTACGAGATAGCTATTCCCATCTCGATCGAATCCTCTAACGATATACCAATAAGAGTCCGTCTGCGTATCGACTCCCATTACGCGAAACTCTCCGCGAAGATCTCCGCGATCGTAATCGAGTTCTAGTTCGTTCGCGTCCGCTTGGTCTTGGTTAGCCCAGTCCTCTCGCCATGGCTCCGCTAAGTTACCTTGCACGAACTTTCTTAGTCCGTGCGACGATCCACTTACTTGTAGCCAATTAACCATTAAAGCTCCGAAAGTCATAGCCGGCGCGTAGAGAGAATTAAGATGATAACTCCTATGTCCTATAGGAGCGTTAGGATTCGTCGCTCTCCACTCTCCGTTCTTAACCATAGTCGGCTTATGCGCGTCGAGAATCTCTCCTTCGCAACTTGGGCAGAGATATCGAGCGGAAGCGTAGATCTTATGAAAGTCGTAGCTTCCGTCTTCGAGTTTAGCTTCCTCGTCGAAAGCTATCGAGTAGCGTAAGTTTCCGTCCTTATCTTTCTGACGCCAAGTAAACTCGATAGAATCTTCGCAGTGAGGGCAGGGCACGAAATATCTCCTCTGATCTCCGTAGAGATACTCTTCCCATATTCCTCCTGTCTCGTCCTTCGGAGTGCTTGTCTGGATAATCTTATACTCGCGCCGTCCTTTAATCCGCTCTAGCGCAGCGAGACGGATATCTGGATCGATCTCGTCGATCTCGTCGAGAACTAGATAAGCAACAGGAGCGGACTTTACGTTATTCTCCGATCCTGCGCCCGCGAACGTAAGCGTGCAGGATAAGAACTCCTGACGCATATTAGTAATCTTATCGGAGTCTACTCTCCCAGATGCCGCGCTTATCGGACACTGCTCTTTCAAGGGCTTACAGTCGTCGATAAAAGGAAGCCAACGTCCTTTCGAGAAGTTACGAGCGTTCTCCGCGCTAGGCATAATCCATAGAGTATCCTTCGGAAACTCGCTAAGAAGATAAGCTATCCCAGCATACATAGTCGTCGTCTTACTCGACTGCGATCCCCAGCAGAGCGTAACCTTGTTAATCGTAGGATCGACTAGATCGTTTAGAGGGGACTCCGCGTAAGGAAAAACTTTTAGAGAGCCTGGAAGCTCCGATACATTATCTCTAAGAACACAATTATCGAACGCCCAATCTACTGGAGGGCGAAGTAATCGAGCAGAGAATAGTTTTTTTAGTTCTCTATCTAACAGAGAAGCCATTTCGTTTTGCGAATTTTTCCGTGTATGTTTTTAAATTTTTCTTAGAGGCTATTTTAAATGCCTTCGCCTGTCCGTTTAAAGCTGCGCCGAATTGAAATATGCCCCCAGATTTAGGATTTAAAGCTGCGCGAGACTTGCTCCTTATAATTATAGAGCAAACTCTATCAGAGATAGAATAGCTTCCACGGAGCGCAGCTCCGTGCTTGCTAGTAATTTTCGCCTTCATAGCTTTGCCTAGTCCTCTGCTGCTTCTTATTGGAATCCTTAGCTTTTTCATTATCTCTAAAAAGCTCTTCTGAGAAGATGCGATTCTAGTTTTCTTATTAGCGATAATGTTCTTCTGAGCCTTTCTGTATTCGGATAGCGCGGAATTAACTCTAGACTGAAAACGAGGGGAAAGCTTTGTCCCAATTCCCGTCGGTCTCTTTTTAGATACATTAGATAGATCATACTCTCTCCGAAGGAAGATCCACTTTTGCAACCCCGCCGGCTTTATTATTAACGATCCGTCTTTAGCTTTTCTAATTTTATCTCCAGTAGAAGAAGTAAACGTCCTAGACATGATTTTCTCTACTGAAGCTCTAATCGTTTTTAGCTTCGTAGAATAAGTCTTCCTAGCCGCGTTTTCTAGAACAGCTCCGGCCGTGGCTTTTAACACATCCTTATAGGAGGCTGCAGTTTTCTTATGCAGGGCTCTCACCATGTTATCGAATCCTCTGCTATCAATTTTTAGATCTCCCATATTAAATAGATTCCTAACGGGTGGTGGTAACGGTAAACACGACTAAACCGACTAGCATCTTAATAGCGTAGACTACCCGTTAGGAAATAGTTTTTCTATCTCGCTGAAGATCCTTTCGTCAATTCCGTTGCGAATAGCTAGTTCCGCTATATTCGGATTAGAGGGATTAGCCTGCGCAGCTACTTGTCTAGGAAGCGCGTCGATTAGTCTTCTTAACGGAGTTAGTAGTCTTATTAACTTCTCCGTAGCTTCCGACTCTGGGATTAAGTTATCTCTCTTCTGCTGTAACTCTAGCTCTCGAATCTGAGCCATAGCGTTCTCTCTTCGCTCCTGAGCCGCGATAAGCTTCGCTTTTAGATCCGCGATATCCGCAGCGGTATATTCTCTTCCGTCTATCGCGATACGTCCTCCTCCTTTCTCCTGAGCGTTCGCTCTAGAAGCGGTCCAGAGAGTCCACGCTTCGATATCCTTAGTCTTCGGAGTATCGCCATTCTCCTTCCTCCATCTAGAGAGAGTCTCAGGAGTTACTCCTATCTCCTCCGCGACTTCTTTCCACGTCTTAGCTTTTTTCATTTTTCTTATTCTTATTTAAAAAAGTTTATTCACAAGATTTCGTGAAAACGCAGAGGTTCGGATGCGACT